ATTCCTGAGCACATTCTTTCGGTTGAAGGTCTCTTCGGTTTTACCGATAAGGGCACCAGAAACATGTTTGATATTCGTTATCAGATGAGACTGAATGATTTGTATGACTTTACGTCTACTCAGTTTTATCATTACTATATGATCCAGCAACATCTGGAAACGATTGACTTCTTGCTGGAAGGTATGAAACCAGTTAGATATAGTGCTGTCCAAGATAGACTGTATATTGACTTTGACTGGAAGGCAGATGCTCTGGTTGATCAGTATATTGTTATCAAAGCATATCGTGCTCTGGACCCTGACACATGGACAGAGATTTACGACCAGCTGTGGGTCAAAGATTATGCCTCTGCTAAAATTAAAAAGCAATGGGGCACAAACCTCACCAAGTTTACTGGAGTCCAAATGCCAGGCGGCGTGACTCTGAATGGTGAGATGATTTATAACGATGCTGTAGATGAGCTTAAGAAACTAGAAGAGCAACTACGCACCGAATGGGAATTACCACCACTAGACATGATCGGCTGATATGGCAACTAACTCCTACTTTACACAAGGCACAACTGGGGAGCAGGATCTCACAGAGAATCTTGTCATCGAGCAGATCAAGATGTTCGGTAAAGATGTGTACTATATCCCGAGGACATTGGTCAATGAGGATACTGTTTTTGGAGAGGATAATCTATCAGCATTCAATGGCGCTCATCTTATTGAGGCGTACATCGAAGACGCGAATGGCTTCCGTGGTGATGGAGACATGTTTAGTAAATTCGGAGTCAGAATCTCCGACCAAGTAACGTTTATTATTTCACGCAAAAGGTTTACTGAAGCCGTAGACGACAACGCAACACTTATAGTAGAAGGACGACCAAATGAAGGTGACCTCGTTTATTTCCCCCTTGCTAACAAAACTTTTGAAATCCAATTCGTCGAGCATGAAGTACCCTTCTATCAGCTCGGAAAGATTCATGTCTGGGGTTTACGTTGTGAGCTCTTTGAATACTCTGACGAAGACTTCAATACAGGAGTCGCAGAAGTTGATGCTATCGAGCTCAACTTTGCCAACGCTATCACCCTCACCCTCACTGCGGGTGGGTCAGGAGACTTTACCGTTGGTGAGACTGTTACGGGCGGTACCACCAACACTACTGCTGATGTGAAGTCTTGGGATTCTGCAACTGGTAGACTCGTTGTTATCAACAGGTCTGGTAGATTTACTATCCCTGAGACTATTACTGGTAATACCTCCAGTGCATCTTGGACAAGCGCAAATTACAACACCCTAAATAATGTGAATACTTCTGACACAATCGATACCAACTGGACCATCGAAACACAGGCAGATGGAATCATCGACTTCACTGAGGGTAATCCCTTTGGTGAGTTTGGTAACTCTGGAGGCACTCTGTAATGCTAGGCACTTACACATATCACGAAATTATTAGAAAGACAGTTGTCGGATTCGGCACACTGTTTAATAACATTGAGCTTCGTCGCACAAAGGGATCGAAGACCGAAGTTATGAAGGTGCCTCTGGCATATGGTCCCAAGCAGAAATTCTTGGCACGTCTCCGCCAAGTCGGTGATCTGACAACACAGGATCAGGCACAGATTACTCTCCCTAGAGTTTCGTTTGAGATTCAAGGTATCTCATATGATCCCACTAGGAAGTTGTCTCCTATCTCTGCTATCAGAAACACTAAGTCTGATGGTAATGAGGCAAAGTCTTTCATGCCTGTGCCATATAATATCAATTTTGAATTGGCGATTCTTGCTAAGAATCAGGATGACTCTCTACAAATCTTGGAGCAGATTCTTCCTTATTTTCAACCAAGTTTCAATCTCACTATGAATCTGATTCCAGATCTCGGTGAGAAGAGAGACTACCCAGTGACTCTTACGTCAGTGGATTATAGCGATGAATATGAGGGTGACTACGACACACGTCGCACACTTGTATATACGTTGCAATTCGTTGCTAAGACATACCTGTATGGTCCTGTCAACGACGCAACAGGCGAAGTCATCAAGAAAGTCCAAGTGGACTATGCAACAGAGGTCAACCGCTCAGCACCTCGCGAAGTGCGCTACACGGTCCAACCAGATCCTCTTACTGCGGATCCCACAGACGATTTCGGATTCAACGAGTTTACATCAGTCTTCGTTGATTCTAAAGATTACAACCCAGTAACAGGACAAGATGAATAATTTTGAAGGTATCGAAGACGCTCTTGATGTAGATAGTGATATCGTCCCAGCATCAAAACCTACACCTCCAGTGCCAGTAGAAGAGTTTGCTTCTACAAAGGAGCAACTGAAGAAAGATTATGAATACACAAGAGGCAACCTATACTCTCTCATTGAGAAAGGACAGGAAGCAGTTGACGGTATTCTTGATCTTGCTCAACAGTCTGATCAACCAAGAGCATTTGAAGTTGCTGGTCAGTTGATCAAGCACGTTGGTGATGTAGCAGATAAACTCGTAGACCTTCAGAAAAAGGTCAACGAAATCGAAAATCCCAAAAAGTCTAAAGAAGTAAATACCACAAACAATACCATGTTTGTAGGTAGCACAGCAGATCTCGCTAAGTTTCTAAAACAACAACGCGATAAATAGTAATCGTAGGAGTACGTATTAACAATGTCGGTATTAAATGTCATTGACACCCAAACCATTTCTGCAAGTGGCAGTGGCTACGTTGTGGTGAGCTCAGGTGTCCTTCGCTGCTATGCAGCATCAGCGTCCACTATCAAAATCGATGCTGGTCCTGCCGTAACACTTGCAGCAGGTGAAGCACTGCTCTTGTCTTGCGGTAAGGCAAAGAATGCTCAGATCAGTGCAATGACTGACTCAGCAACCGCCGTCGTCACCGTCCTTGGTGGTGGCACCCCTGCACACAGATTTGCCGTTGGTGATTATATTGCAACTCAAGCAAATAGCGATACAGCATTTACGAGTGACTTCGTTGCTGCTGCATCAGGTGGTAAGAAAGTAACTGGAGTTACAGACACCACTATCACTACGGATTACGATTCTAGTGGAGCAAGTGCAGATTATGCCTTATCAAGTGCCGATGTCGCAGCGGGGACCGTCCCCACTATCAGACGAGCAGTCAAACTTACGGCTGGAGGTGCCGACGTTGTTGTCGAGCAAGTCCAAGTCGTCGGAGGATGACGAATGCCAGCAGTCTCAAGAGCCCAACAAAGATTCTTCGGGATGGTTAGAGCGGCTCAAAAGGGCGACCTCAAATCGCCGTCGCCACAGGTTCAAAGAACTGCTGCCAGCATAAAGAAAAAGGATGCAAAATCTTTCGCATCCACTAAACATAAAGGTTTACCAGAGAAAAAAATGAAATCTTTTTCCGAAATGCAACACATCCCTGAAGAGGGTTATGATCACTGGCGTGATAAACAACTTGAGAAGTATGGCTCAGGTTATAGATCTGCAGGCAGTCGCCGTAGTGTTGCAAGGTCTGGTGGGACGCAACCCAAACCTATGCCTAAGAAAAAAGATACTGGGGATTCTGCCCTAGACTATGTGAAGAAGTCCATCGAAGCGAAGTATGGCAAGGGTGCCATCATGGATACTTCTAAGAAAAAGAATGAAGAAGTTGTAACAGAGAAGAAGAAAGGTCTCTGGGACAACATTCACGCTAAGAGAAAGCGTGGTGAAGCACCTGCTAAGAAAGGTGATAAGGATTATCCAAAGACTCTCAACGTCGAAGGTTATGATAAACCCGACGAGAAGTTGAAGACTGATAGGGATATGTTTAACATCCCTAAGGAAAAGCAGAATGCTGCAAAGGAGCGTCTTCTCGCTAAAGCAAAAGCAAAGCGTGCAAAACTGAAAGAAGATATTTGGGATCAGGTTGACATCTTTGAAGAGATGAATGACTGGGAGATCTCACTCCTTAGTGATACTATTATCGAAGATATCGTTACTGATGTCTTCATCGAAGAATTACAAGAAGGTAGAGATATTGATAGCGTCACAGATATGCTCTGTGAGTCTGTTGATTACTCTCTGAATCTCTTGACAGAAGTATCAGATAAGTATTATGATAGTGCTGTTGCATCTTCTAAAGCAGCAAGCAGGACTCCTGAAGTAAAAGCAGCAAACCGTAGAGCAAAACTCGAAAAGGTTAAAGGTGCTGCTAAGAAAGTGGGGTCTGCACTGAAGTCTGGTCTTAAGACTGGCGCTAAACTGGCACGCAAAGGCGCTGTTAAAGGTGCTGAAGTTGCTGGTAAAGCAGCAGGTCACGCGAAAAATCTCGCGAAAGACATGGGTAGTGCCGCTAAGAAAGGTTACCAGTCCACTCAAAGTGACTCATCTTCTAGCGACTCTGATTCCTCCTCGTCTTCCGATTCCTCATCTTCATCCTCCTCTTCTTCTAGCGAGTCCAAGCCCAAGAAGCCTGGTCTGCTTAGCAGAATTGGTAGCAAACTGAAGCGTGGTATTAAGAAGGCAGTTGGTGCTGGTGCAAGAGCTCTCTCCCGTGGCGCACGCAACGTTGCACGCCGTCTAGGTGAAGAGACTCTCCTAGAGAAAGGAATGTCCGAGAAGGATATGGATTCTGCTCTCAAGGGTCACAAGTATAGTAAGAAGCAACTCATGGACATGAGTAAGAAGTCTACAAAAGAAGGTAGACACGGTGAAGCACAGTCCATGTATAAGGCTGCCCGTGCCGTAAAGGAAGACACCATCAATGAGCGTGGTGATTACTGGCATCCTGATCCTGAGAAGGATCGTAAACTGGGTGGTCCTGGCGCTAACCAGCGTGCTCGTGAAGATCGTGCTGCTGCATCTAAACCTGCTGCTAAGAAGGAAGATCCTAAGAAACTGCGAGAGGGGGAGTCCTACATGGACTATGCCAAGCGTCAGAAGGGTTACACTCCTCCTAAGAAGAAAGAGGGTCTGGGTGACAAGATCAAGCGCAAGCTTGGTTTGAAGAGAGAGGAAGTCGAAGTCCTTTCTTTCAATGCATATCTCTCAGAGGGCAACCGCACTGGTCGTATGATGCAAAAGTCCAAGACTCAGGTCACTGGACACATCAGTGCTGACAGAGGATCCGACGAAAAAAAGAATCGTGAGGGTCGCAAGAATCTTGAGAAAGATCTGAAGAAGCACGGTATCGGTCACAAGAAAGGCGTAGGTGAATATAAGTATGACAGTGGAGAAACTGGCCGAGAAGTTTCCTATCAGACCTCAAAACCTGATAAGATGTCTAAACGCCGTTTCGGAAAGGTTATGCGTCGCATGGGACGCAAGCACGGGCAAGAATCCGTGATCACCAAAGACAAAGACAAACCAGCAAAGTTGCACTATACTGAGAAGGGTAGTAAAGCAAAATCCGATTCTATCGGAAAGAGTAAAGCAGGTAAGCATCCCGAAGGTTATGGTGAAACTTCTGGCACAAAAGTCAGAGGTGGTAAACTTCCTAAGAAAACTAACAAATCATCTTATCATTATGGCTGAAGAAAAACGCAAGTGTAAGTATTGTGGCATCACTGCCCCTCTTGGGCATCATCGTCCTACCACATGGATGGAGAAGCACGAGTTGAATTGTGCCAGAAACCCTAAGAATAAAGAAGAATGAAATCTTTTTCCCAATTCGTAACAGAGCAAGACAACGTAGATGAAGCCGTTGGTCTAGCAATCGCGAGAGCGATTGATAAGACTAATCCCCCATTGGGTAGAGCGTCTAGACGTAGAGATCTTTCTCATGCTCTGAAGATGAGGGAGGTGCTTAAAGGTGCCAAGAAGAGAAAGGATGATAAGAAAAAATCTCCTGTTAATTTCATGCAGGATAAGAAAGAAACAAATGAAGACTGGCAGAAAAAGTCAGGCAAAAACCCTGAAGGAGGACTTAATGAAAAAGGGCGGAAGTCGTATGAGCGAGAAAACCCAGGAAGCGATCTTAAGGCACCTTCAAAAAAAGTTGGGAACCCTCGTAGAGCGAGTTTTTGTGCGCGAATGAAAGGTATGAAAAGGAAACTCACATCTAAAAAGACTGCGAGCGATCCTGATAGCAGAATTAACAAATCACTTAGAGCTTGGAATTGTTAGATTATGTCAAACGAAAATGAATTCTCCGATTTTAAGTTGGAGAGGAAGGAGTGCGAGAAGTGTGGTGCGACTTGGATTAACGGGGAGCATGTATGGCGCGGGACTGGAGCACGGAGTGACTCTTCTGAGTTAGATCTTGCTGGTCTTGTGTGCAACAAATATGGTAACGAGCAGTGTATCAATCCTAAGAAAGGACAGGATGGTGGAGATACATGGGAGTATCGATCTGGGTATATTGATGGTATGATTAAGGGAAGAAAAGATACAATGCAAGAGTTAGGAAAGCTTGACAATCTCTAGTATTTCTACTTAAAAACGTAGCTATATAAGGCAGTTAGCAACCAATTATGAAGTTTCTAATTGCTTTTTTCGCTTCAATGTTTCTCGCTGCTCCAGCGTTTGCCGTCGATGTCCAAATGGGATACGACGGTAATCTTGTATTTGAGCCTGCTGAGGTAACAATCTCCGCTGGAGATTCAGTCCACTTTATCAATAACATGCTGCCACCACACAACGTGATTGTAGAGGATCATGATGAGTTAAGTCATGATGCCCTAGCAATGATGCCTGGTGAGGAGTTTGATGTTGCATTTCCCGACGCAGGGGTGTATACTTATTGGTGCGGTCCCCATAAAGGGGCTGGCATGATAGGCACTGTAACAGTTGAATAATGAAAATCTTTTTAG